CGGACTTAGATCGTAATATTTATGAAATGACTATAGAATTTTATGTAGTGAATGCTCCTACAGAACTACAAACCGTAGATGTATTTTTAGAGAGATTACGATAATGGCCAATTTAAAAAGATTAGATGTAACAGAATTTGATTTTGATGAAGTTAAGGATAACTTAAAAACTTTTCTTAGAGGACAGTCTGAATTCTCAGACTATAACTTTGAAGGGTCTGGGATGAATATACTATTAGATGTTCTAGCATATAATACTCATTACCTTGGGTTCAATGCAAATATGCTTGCAAACGAAATGTTTTTGGATAGTGCAAGTTTACGTTCTAGTGTTGTATCCCATGCAAAGACTTTAGGTTATGAACCAACTTCTGTAACAGCTCCTACCGCAATTTTAGACATAACTTTATCTGATGTATCAAACTCTACACGTACAATACCAAAAGGTACTACATTCGGTGCGACAGTAGATAATGATTCGTATCAATTTGTTACTATTGCGGATACTACTATGACAAAGAACGGAACCGATATTGTATTTGATAATTTACTTGTTTACGAAGGAACATTTGTCACACAGAGATATACTGTAGACTCAACAGATGCTGATCAGAGGTTTGTTATTAATGATAATAGAATTGATTTAAGAACCCTGTCTGTTTCTGTTCAAAACTCTTCTGCCGATACGACTACAACCACATTCATTAAAGCTACTGATGTCACTCAATTAAATTCAGAGAGTTTGGTTTACTGGTTACAAGAAGTTGAATCTGGAAAATACCAAGTATACTTTGGTGATGGTGTAGTTAGTAAAGCCATTTCAAATGCAAACATTGTACTATTAGAATTTGTTGCAACAAATAAAGCCCTAGCAAATGGTGCCCATACATTTAGTTCCACAGGAGCAATTGATGGAGAACCATCTATCCTAGTCACTACTGTAGATAGTGCAAAGGGTGGTGGTGAGAGAGAATCCATAAACTCTATTAAACTTAATGCACCTTTAGATTATGCATCTCAGGGAAGATGTGTTACTGTTGGAGATTATCAACTATATGCACGGAAGTTGTTTCCCCAAACCAAATCTGTTCAAGTGTTTGGAGGAGAAGATGGTTCCTTTGATTCTAGTTTAGGAGTTGTATCAACTCAGGAATTTGGTAAAGTATTTATTTCTATTAAGTCTATTACAGGAAATAACTTAACTATAACTCAGAAAGAACAATTAGTCACAGATCTTAAAAACTATAATGTTGCTTCTATTACTCCTGTTATCATAGATCCAGAAACTACTTTCTTAATACTGGGAGTTAGGTTTAAATTCAATTCTAGTTTAACCACTAAAGATAGATCCACATTACAAACAGATGTGCAAGCTGTTCTAACAAGTTACAATAAAAATACATTAACAGATTTTAATAAGATGTTTAGACACTCAGAATTAGCAGGGTTAATAGATGAAGTTGATAATTCTATTTTGAATAATATAACAAATGTTACGATGGGTAAATTTATTGAACCTACACTAGATATTGGAACAGGATATAATCTATATTTTAATAACAAATTTTACCATCCAGTGGCGGGACATAATAGTGCTAATGGTGGTGTTATTGCATCTACAGGATTTAAGGTTAGTGGGGATGCAGTTAATAAACAATTTTATGATGATGACGGAAACGGAAATTTGCGTAGATATTATCTGATAGGTAATACAAGAACATATATGGACAACGCAGCTGGAACGGTAGATTATACTGGTGGTCATGTAAAAGTAAATTTATTAATTATAACAGCTGTAGAAGATGTAGATGGTGTAGCTTCTACTAAGATAAGGATTGCGGTTGTACCTTCTTCTAAGGATATTGTTGCAGTAAGAAACCAAGTTCTAGAAATTGATTTTATTAATACTAGTATTTTAGGAGAGGTTGATACAGTTGCGGTGGGAACGCCAGGTGCAGCTGCTCAATATGTTTCATATTCCTCTACGCCTGAAACAGATAGTTTTTAGGGTAATAACAAATGGCTCCTTTTGATGGAAAGTTAACAGATAAAATATCACCTCTGATTGAAGGTCAAGTACCTGACTTTGTACAAGCAGAACATCCTACCTTTGTAAGTTTTCTAAAGTCATACTATGAATTCTTAGAGGCTGGTGAATTACAAGTTACTGTTGTTATAGACAGTCTCAGAATGGAAACTATTTCAGATAGTTTTATAATTTCTGAAGGTGATGTCCCTGTTAAATTTAATACAGAAATAGGAACAGGGTCTACTGGTAAATTTGATGTCGGGGAAACTATTACTGGTAGGATATCCAAAGCAACCGCAACGGTTCTTGTGGATGACCTCACGAATACAGTACAACCAAGAATATTTATTTCCTCCCAACAAAAATTTGCAGAAGGTGAAATCGTAGATGGTGGGACAAGTGGTGCTCAGGCCACTATCACGAAATATAGGGGAAACCCTGTCCAAACCATTCAACAACTATTAGAATTTGCAAACACTGATAATACCACATCTATTTTTCTGGATGAGATGTTTAATCAGTTTCTAGAAGCTATTCCTAGATCCCTTGCGAGTGGTACAAGTAAAAGAGACTTAGTTAAAAGTATTAATGATTTGTATGCAGCTAAGGGAACTTCAGAAGGTCATAAGTTTTTTCTAAGATTAATGTTTGCAGAAGAAGCTGAGATTGTTTATCCTAACAAATTTATGTTACGTGCCTCTAAAGGTAACTGGACAGAACCTACTATAATGAGAATTGAATCTCAGGCAAGTTCTGATGCTCTAGATATTATAGGACAAACTATTACAGGTAAAACATCTGGTGCGACAACTGTAGTTCTTAATGCTATAGTTTTCTTCCAAGGGATTGAAAGTGTTTCTGAACTTGAAATTGATAAAGATAATACCTTTGGAACATTTGATATCGGAGAGACTGTTACTGCAAATTCTAATACTAAAGATGTTGAGATGTTCTTTACGGTTAGGTCTTTTATAACGACTGCAACAATTGTATCTGGTGGGGGAAAATATAAACCTACCGACAGTGTTAGAATTACATCTGACACTGGTAATGATATGGCAGAAGCTGAAGTCAGTGCAGTAAGTACTGGCGAAGTTAGTGGAGTTTCTATAGATGCGGTTGGGGCAGGTTATAGGGTTGGTGATGTTGTTACCTTTACAAAAGACAGTGGAGATGCTAATACAGTAGCAGAAGCATTAGGATTTATATCTGTTACAGATGGTGCATTATTATTAGAAGATACAGTGGGGAATGATGATTACCTAATTTTAGAACCAGACTCAGTTCATTCTGTAGAACATCTTAATATTATTTTAGAAGGAACAGATTCCGAAAAGTCTAATGAGGGTTCATACTTAATATTTGATGCCACCAATGGTTCATCTCTAGATGAGAATTATAGATTTATAACAGAACAAACTGTCTTGCAATTAGATAGGTATGGCGGTGATGATGATCGTTTTATGTTAGATGTTGGTGCAGCTGACACAGAAGGTTCCATACACAGGGTGAGATTCAATAACAAGGGTAGTGGTTATTCCAAACTACCAACTGTAACTGTAACAAGTCAAACAGGTTTAGGGTCTGGTGTATCACTACAAGCATTGTCCACAGATATAGGTAAAGTAATAGAAGTTAAAATTCTTGATGGTGGTTTTAAATATACAGGGGAACCTGTTGGTTTAATGAATACACATATGGTTCTAAAAAATGTTACAGGAACATTTACTCCCAGCTCACCATTAACAAGCACAGGTCATGTTGGTAAAGTTGTTTATTATAATAGTACCAATAAACATCTTGAGGTTCTAGTAGAGAATAGAGTAAGAACACAATTAGAAATGACGGGTTCCGATTTTACTCAAACATTAGAATTGGAACGTGCAGAATTCCCTGGCACAGTAACTCCAGCCAAATATTTAGCTATTAATAATATTTATGACAATCAGGGTGGGAAGTTCGCATTAGAAGATAACTCTGGTTTTCTTATATCAAATGCCCTAGAAACATATGTTAATCAGATTAATATTGAGGGACCATTTAACTCTATTAATGAATATGTTGAATTAGAAAATCAAGCAAGTGAAATCTCTTTGGGTGAGTTCACAGGATTTACCAACGCTCAGGCATTGGGAAGAATTACAGGTACTCTAGAGGATGTTACCAGTAGTCATAGTATTGGTCGTGGTTATCGTTTAATGATGGATGGGTATGCTGACCTAGGAAATATAGTTCTAAACGGAACCGATGGTTCTTCTACTAATGCTGGTGATGATCTTATTATGGAAGATAATCTCGGTAATCCTATTGTCTCCCAACAATCTCGTTTTGAGGGGGATATGATCGTCTTTGAAAATGCTCTTATGTATCCAAGAGGATTTCTCTCTAGAGGTGATAGATTACAATTAGATGGAAGTTCTATACAGCTACATACGAGCGGTGGTTGGATTAATAAAGATAGAGTTATAGGAACTCTCCAGGCAACTCCAGATCCAATATTAGGATATCAAAGAAGTGTTGATGATACAGAACATTTTCTATTAGAAGATGCGTGTGCAGATACGACTAATAATACTCAAGAATATTTGTTAATGGAAAATCCTCATCATAAAGTAGTTGTAGACCGTACTGCTGTAAAAATAGATGAACCAGATGTCTTTGGTAGATATGTAGTAGATTCCTCCAAAACTATTAATCATGGAAGTGCTACTATCTCTTTGGATGGGTCATTTAGTGATGTCACAAGATTAATGGGAGAAAACCTAGAAGGCTTTATTTTAGAAGATAGTATGAACGTAACTATCGGCGAGGGAACCTACCTAACCATAGATAATGATTTTATTGACGGTGCAATAAATGATATTAGAATTGTTATGGAAGGAACAGATGGAAATTATCCACAAGCTGATGCTGGAGACTTTATTCTTGCAGAAGATTGGGGTGCTTCAATCATGCAAGAGAGTGGTCTTAATATAGGTGACTATCCTGATGTGACAGGTGATGCATTTATAGATGAGGGTGAAGATTGGTCATCTACATGTTTCATACTTTTAGATGGTATGGATTCTAGTGGTTCACATGCTGGTAGTTATTTAATAGAAGAAACTGCACCTGATTTTGTTGGAGGAACTATTACAGATAATGATGGTGCAACTGCAACAATTGTATCTTCTGATACAGGTACTTTAACATTTGGAACGGATGTTATTTCCGATAAGCCTGGTTATTATAGAAATACAGATCACCATATTAGTGATGGTGTTATTAAACTACAGGATTCATATTTCTATCAAGACTTTTCTTATGAGATAAGACTAGGACAATCAGTCAATCTTTATATGAATGAATTAAAGAAAGCAATTCATCCCACGGGATTTGCTGCTTTTGGTAGGGTTACAATTGCAACTCAAGTTGCCGCATCTATACAAACCCCAACCGCAACAGGAGTTATAGATTATACAGGTGATACTGACTTATTTACTCCAACTCTAGCTTCTATGTTTGATAACATATTCCAAATACAGATACCAAGAAGGTTATCAGTAGGTAGGTGGAATGAAGGTGAAGTGTTTGATAAAATAGGAATGGAATCTCCATATCTCTTTAGAATGGAGGATGACACTGGTTATCTTACCATAAATGAATCTGGAGATATAATACAACAAGAAAATAGTTCTGACTATATTGTTTTAAATGGAACTGATGGTTCTTCTACTAACGCCGGTGATTACATTTATTCTAATGTTGATAATGCTGGTAGTTTTTATTTGGGAGAACTAAGTGACAGTTCTGAACATATAATTGCAGAAGATTATTATCACAATGTACTCATGGGTACGGAAAGATCATCAGCCCCATCATATAATAAAGAATTAGAACTTCTACAGAAAGTTAAAGTAACAGTCAATCTACCACAAGCAATTTATTATGCAAAAGCAGGAGGGTGGACAGGTGGTCTGCCTTTAATTAAGGATGGTTATAGTTCTTCTCATAATATGGAAATGGAAGACGGTAGTTCTGGAAGAATTCCAACCATAGTGAGAGATGTAATTCTACTTGACGGTGTTGAACAAGGTTCTGGTGCTGTCGCCGATATTGGTGATTATTTAGTGTGGGAAGAGGAAACTGACCCAGACTATGGTACTGATCTAAGTATAGAAGACTTACAATACAGAAGCAATGATGATATTGTTCTTGAACAATCTGCAACCTTTAATGATATAGTTGCATTAGAATATGCTACCGATACTTGGGTTGATGTCAATACACCAAACCTATTGTTATTAAATGGAACAGATGGTTCAAGTTCTAATGCGAATTCCAGATTATTAAATCAAGATGATGTTAATTCTTATGGAGATGATTTAGTCCTAGATGGTATTGACAGTTCATCTACAGGTGCTGGTGCGAAAATTGTTTCAGAGGATATTCTTAATGGTGAAATTTCTATTAATGAAATTGAAACCGCATTTACTTTGGCTTTAGAAGGTAAGGGTATCGGAGACAGTGGTTCCGACGGCCGAATTCTCGCAGAGAGTGTAGATACAAGTAATGAAGATGGGGAGGTTATTTTAGAATCTAGATTTGATGTGTTCCTAATAGAAGGGGATACTTGGGGTAGGGTGATGTCCGAGAGTGATGGTGGCATGGCTCAAGAGGATGGTGAGAGTGAAGGTTTAGGTCAAAATATGATAGTAGAAAATGCAACCACTCCACAGTTAGGTGGAATATTCAAATTAGAATCTGTTGCATTAGAAGCTGAAGACGCAACTGGAACAGTTGCACCTGATATTAATTTTCAAGATTCAAATTTGGTACATTTTACTAGACCAGCAGTTATTAGAAAAGAAGCAGTTGGTAGAATTGCACTACAAGATGAACGACAACCTGTAGGACTAATGCAAGAAGGAATAGGTCCACAAGATAGTTTAGTATTAGATGGTACTACTGGTATCGGAGGAAATGCTGGTTCTAAAATTGAAGGCGAGACTATGATACATATAATATTAGAACAACATCATCCAGGCTTTGTCTTATTGAATGGTACAGATGGTAGTTCTAGTAATGCTGGAGAATATGTTGACTTTGAAATAGGTACAAGACCACCATTTGACTATACATTACAAAGTGATGAGTTTGATGCGACTTACGATTCTACTCAAACTACTTATGATACAACGCAACAAACTTACGATGCCACGGTTTAGTGTCTTATAAATAAAGGAATAAAGGAGTAATCATGTCCAGACAAAATGTAAATTTGGGTTCAGCTGCAGATGACGGCACAGGCGACAACCTACGTGACGGTATGGATAAAGTTAATGATAACACACTAGAAATCTATACTAAACTGGGTGATGGGACTACTCTTTCTAGTGGTATAGAAGCTACGGATACAGTGATTACTCTTAGTGCTCCAACCATTAATGGAATTGTAGGAGGAACTCAAGTTTCAGCTACGATATCAACAGTTACAAGTACAACTGTGAAGCCAGGTACTATGACACTTATCGGTGGAACTATATCCGATAGTTCTGGTGCAATATCCTTTGACGATGAGAATTTAACTACTACAGGAACATTGACAAGTGGTCAAATCACCACAAATGCAGTCCTAAATATAACCACAGCCGCATCTGCTGGAACGGTAGACCTTGCATTAATAGAAGGGGAAGCCGATAGTTTTGAAACAACCTTGGATGTTACTGACCCTACTGCTGATCGTACTCTCACTTTTCCTGATGTAACAGGTAATATTATTACCTCTGGTGACTCAAGGACAGTTACAGGGACGATGATTGCATTAGATACAGTCGCAGAAGCAAATATGGCAGATGATGCCATAGGTGCAGCTCAATTAAAATCAGTTGCAACACTATTATTAAAAAATTCTGGGGGAACTACACTTAAAACCATATATGGTGCTGGTGCATAAATAAAACGAGGAAGAGAAAATGGCAGCTATAATTACAGAAAAATTTAGAATTCACAATGCGAATCAGTTTTACGAATCGTTTAGTGAAGCATCGGCAGATTCCTATTACATTTTTTTAGGAAAATCTACAGCCTATACCACAGGAACAAGTGGTGGAACGGATACCTCACCCCCAACTCCTTCTGATGATGTTGCGTCTGAGTATTACTATTGGGATGATATGCTTGCTGCCAAGAAAATATCTTCCAGTGATGTTACTTATTCAATACCTCGTAGAAATTGGGTTAACGGAACAGTTTATGATATGTACAAACATAACATAAGTGCTTCTGTTACTGCAACCTCTGGTGCATCAAGTTTATATGACTCTACCTTTTTCTTTATGACAGATGCATATAGAGTTTATAAAGTTCTTGATAATAATGCTGGAGCTGCATATAGTGGTTCTGCTCCGACATCTACTTCTACTGACCCCTTTGCGATTGGTGGATATGTCATTCAATACGTATATACTCTTAATACTTCACAAGTAGAAAAGTTTTTAACTACAGATTTTATGCCCGTAGCAACTAATGCAACAGTAAGTGCTGCTGCAACAGATGGTGCAATAGACTCCATTGCAGTAACAGCTGGTTCTGGTGGAACAGATGCAACTTATTATGTTCCAATTTACGGTGATGGTACAAGTGCTGGAACATCCTCTGGTGCAGTTCTAAGTCTAGTGATTAGTGGTGGTGCGATAGCATCTTTCGGAATGACTGCTGGAACAGATTCTACGGTTCATGACGCTGGTGCAGGGTACACATTCGGAACAGTTAATCTTGCTTCTGGTTATACATTTTCAGACTCCGCATTAACGACTACTGCGAATATGAACATTAGTGGTGCCTCTGTAAGTGTTATAATTGCACCTAAAGGTGGACATGGATATAATGCAATAGAAGAATTGGGTGGACATTACATAATGATGAACGCAACAATCACTCAAGCTGAGGGAGATGACTTTACCGTTGCCAATGATTTCCGAAGAGTTGGTGTTGTTGTTAATCCTTATAATTATGGAACCACCACAGTTGCAAGTGACTCTACATTAAGAATGACAAGATGTATGAAACTTACTTCTGTCTCAGGGACATTTGATGTTGATGAAAAGATATCTCAAATTTCAACGGGTGCAATTGGTAAAGTAGTGGATTGGGATAATTCAAATTCTATCCTCTATTATCAACAGGAAAAATATGGAGATTACGGAACTGCAACTACCACAGGTGCTTATGTTGCATTTAGTGGTGCGAATGAGATTACAGGTGCAACTTCTGCTGCTACAGGAACACCTGATGCCGGTGCAGATTCAGCCGTAACTCTCGCCGGAGGTAATACGATTACCTTTACTAATGGGTTTGCAAATCCAGAATTAGCACCAGATAGTGGTGAAGTAATTTATATTGAAAATCGTAAACCAATTAGTCGTTCCTCTGATCAGACTGAGGACATTAAACTTATAGTGGAATTCTAAGACAATGGCTCAAAAATCAAATCTTAATGTTGCCCCGTATTATGACGACTTTGAATACGGGGATAATTTTCAACAAGTACTCTTTCGCCCAGGCTTTGCGGTTCAAGCTAGAGAATTAACTCAACTACAGTCGTTGTTAAAAAATCAAATAGAAACGAGTGGTAGACATCTTTTTAAAGAGGGTGCAATGGTTGTGCCTGGTCAAGCTAGTTTCCAAGTTTTAAGTTTTGTCAAATTAGAAACAAATTTTAATAACGAGGGAGTTGATGTTACACAATATATAGCAGACACTCCAGTAATTGTTACTGGTGCAACTTCTGGTGTAAAGGCAATGGTTATAAAATCCACTGCCGCAACCACAACAGATTCGGCGACACTTTTTATTACATATATTCAAAGTGGAACTAACCTTACTGACTCTGCATTTACTGCCGGGGAAAATCTTTCTGCTGATATAGGAATAACTCATACTAGTTCTTATTCCTCTAATGTTGTATCTTGCACAGTCACTCAAGGTGGAACTGGCGATGCCGTATCTAAGGGACATACTGCTTCTGCGACAATAGGAGAAGGTGTATATTTTATTAGAGGATCTTATGTTAGGGTAGCTGAAGAAACAATTATAGTAGATAAATACAATGCAAGATTTTCTGGTAGGATTGGTCTTGCAATTACAGAAACAACTATTACTCCAGAAGCAGATAGTACTCTTACAGATAATGCAGCTGGTTCGTCTAACTTTGCTGCGAAAGGTGCTCACAGATTAAAAATTGAAGCTAAACTTAGTTCTTTGTCAGAAAGTTCAACTGCTGATGATGAATTTGTTACTCTATTATCACTTAGAGATGGTCATATTTTAACTGCGGTTCGTGAATCAGAATTCGGTACTATTGAAGGAACCTTTGCACGAAGAACCTTTGATGAGAGTGGGGATTATACTGTCCGTCCATTCCAATTTGAAGTTCAAGAGTGTGTCACGAACAATGAGAATGAAGGTGTATTTGAAGCGGGTTCAACTACCCACGATGGGAATGCAGCCTCAACTGATTTACTATCACTGAAAATGTCGCCTGGTAAAGCTTATGTTAAGGGTTTTGAACTAGAAAAGTTAGCTCCAACATTTAAAGATTTCAATAAAGCAAGAGACTATAATACGGTAAATGCAGGAATTACTACCTTTGAGATTGGTAACTATGTTAATATTACTAACATATATGGTCAACCTGATGTTGCATTTATTAGTGGTGAAGCCAGCGCCTATAAGATGTTAGAACTTTATGATACTCCAACAACTTCAAGAGGTTCTTCTTCTGGAACTAAAATCGGACTAGCTCGTGGAAGAACTATGCAATATTCATCAGGTGCAGTTGGTTCTATAGAATCAGTATATAGATTATACATATTTGATATTAGACCATTTACATTCTTAACTCTAACTGCTACCCCTAGTCCAACTCTTATTGCAAATCATTCTAATGGTGGTGTACAGATAACTGGTGTAACAACTGGTGCTACAGGATTTGTGTTTGGAGATGGAACCACTGGTTCTAAAGTAATTTTAACGAATGTTGCTGGTAATTTTCAAACTGGTGAAAAAATTAAAGTCTCTGATGGTGCAGAAGCAGATTTAATAGTTGAAGATTCTGGTAATACAGATTTAACCATCTCTAGTATTAAGATAAACTCTTTTTCAAGTGTTCGTCAATTCTTTATGGATGACCCTGATACGGGACAAGATTTCAGTGCTGACGTTGCATTAAGTACACAGAATACGGATGCATCTTTTGCTCGTCTGGATGGAACCGATGCAGATCTAAGTGATTCAGATGACTTATTGAGAATGGAAGATGGTACTACTGTTAGTACAAGTTTGGGTGACAATGTATCTATAGAAAGAGGTGCCTCGGCTGGAACTGGTTCCCAGAAGAAGGTTGCTGCCTTGTATGATTCAGAAAAGAATGTTTCCATATTCAAGATGGCGAAAAGAACAATTAAAACTCATTTAACCACAAACAATAGTGGAACTAGTGACACCCAATTTCAAATTCGTAGACAGTATATTACAAACGCAAGTTCTCTGGGTGCAATATCTATTAATGGTGAGGTAAATGAAACATTTGTTTCACACTCAGAAACAGCTTATGCCTTGACTGTCCTTACAGCAGGAGTTAATGGTTCTGCACAACAAGGAGAAATCATAAGTGCTGGAACTGGTTTCTCTGGTGCTGGAACTGGAACAGTTACTATATCTAACGTGACTGCATTAGGTAATGGTGCAAAGGTTAAGGTTATTGCTACACTACTTAAAACTTCAATTAATGCAAAAAGTAAAACTGTTAAGTTATGTAAACAATTAGATGTGAAGCCAGGTGCTACTGATGCTTATGGAACAAGACCTACTGATAAATCAATATCTGTGGGTCGTGCTGATGTGTTTAAGATAGTCGGTATTTTTGACTCAGAAGATCCAGCTGTAGATGCAGTTCTACCAGTTATACTTTTGAGTTCTATGATTAATGTATTTACTCAGGGTGAACAAATTATAGGACAAACTTCTGGTGCGAAAGCTAGACTCATTAATATCGCAAGTCCAATCAAATACGTGCTACAAAAGAATTCTGTGGAATTTATAGTTGGAGAAACCATAAAGGGAACAGACTCTAGTGCAACAGGTGTTATATCTTCCTTGACAAGAGGTAGTGTTCCAGTAACCAGTAGGTATCTTTTAGATACTGGTATGAGAGATAACTTTTATGATTTCTCAAGAATAATTAGACGGCCTGGTTCCGAATCGCCTTTGGGTAGACTTTCCGTTATTTACGATTACATGGAACACGGCCCCGGCGATGTTTTCACGGCTGATTCTTATATTGATGTCGCAAATCAAATGGATTATGAAGATATTCCAATATACTCTGCATCTAAAGTTGATCCAGATGATCCACAACCTACTGGTCAATATCCTCTACAGGATGTTTTTGATTTCCGTCCTAGGGTTGAAGATGCTTCTGGTACAAGTTCCACAGTGGGTGTTACCGATGAAGTTACAAGTAATACATTTGATTTCTATCATAGACAGTTTGATGGTACGGGTTCTTCCACGGTTAACTTTCCACCGCCTGGTGCTTTAGTCCAAAGTGATTTTGAATACTATCTACCTAGATGGACGTTAGTGCATATGACTAATGCTGGTTTAGTGGTTATCACTGAAGGTGAATCAGCAGAACTTCCAAAAAAACCAAAAGAACCAGATGGTATGATGAAACTTTTAGAAATATTCTTACCAGCCTATACTATGCGTCCTCAAGTTGTTAGAACTGTGAAGATGAAAAATCAAAGATATACCATGAGAGATATTGGTAGACTTGAAGATCGTATAGAGAATGTAGAATATTATACTGCGTTGTCTCTTTTAGAAAGGGATGCAGAGAGTTTTGAAATACAAGATTCAAATGGTCTTAGTAGATTTAAATCTGGGTTTGTGGTAGATAATTTTACTGGTCATAGGGTTGGTGATGTAGGTCATCCCGATTATAAAAACTCTATTGATATGGAAGCTAAAGAACTAAGACCACAGCATAAGATGAAAGGTATTACGTTAACAGAATCAGTATCTACGGATGTGGAACGAGCGGGTTCTGGTTATTCAAAAACTGGTGACATTATTAGTCTACCTTATACTGAGGTTCTCTTAGATGAACAACCATATGCAACACGAATAGAACGGTTAACTCCAGTATTGTTATCAAACTGGGTTGGAGATTTATCAATAACTCCTACCTCAGATGAATGGTTTGAAACTGAAATTGCTCCAGCTTTGGTTGTTAATGTTGATGGTAACTTTGATACAGTATTTAATAATAATAGGAATGCTATAGGGACGATATGGAATGCATGGCAGACTCAATGGTCTGGTGTTACATCCTCAAGACAGAGTAGTGGTGTAGAAGGTGCTAATACAGTTACCCGTGCTATACAAACAACGAGAACCGATTTACGTAGAACTGGTATGAGAACTGATGTAGTTCAAAAGATTGATATGGAATCTCAAGGTTCTAAGGTCATTGCTCGTGCAGTAATACCATATATTAGATCAAGAAATATCGCCTTTGAAGGTCATGGTTTTTATCCAAATACAAGAGTTTATGCTTTCTTTGATAATAAAGCCGTTTCAAAATATTGCACGCCTGGTGTTGGGTACTCTACAAATGATGAGAGTATCGTTCAAGGTGTAGCGATGGTTATTAGTGCAAGTGGTCTGATTAAAGGAACATTTCAAATCCCTAACCCACTGGCAGCTGGAAACCCAGTATGGCAATCTGGAGAGCTACAATTTAGATTGACTTCTAGTGATACAAATACTACTAGTATAGATCCTGCAACAGCTGGTGAGACTATCTATTATGCAAAAGGTATACTAGAAACAGAACAGGAAACTATCCTTGCAGTACGAAATGCCGAGGTTGTTCGTAGATCAGTATCAGAAAATACATCTAGATCTTCTTCCACTTCACAGATTCTATCTGTATCCCCTAATGTAGCAGCTGCTACTGACGGTGATGATGGTTGGGACGGAGACGGAGGTACAGATCCTCTTGCCCAGACTTTCTTCATAGAAGAATTGCCTGTAGCAGTTGACACTACATCTGAAGGAACACAACAAACGCCAGGTGTTTTTATAACAAGTATAGATATCTTTTTTGCAGAAAAGGATGACCTACTTCAAACATCATTAGAAATTAGAAATGTTGTTAACGGTACGCCAGGTACAAAGGTAATTCCTTTTGGAAGGGTTGCGAAGCAACCATCTGAGATTAATTTATCCCAAACAGCCACAGTTGCAACGACATATACATTTCCATCTCCAGTATATTTAATGAATAATACTGAATATTGTTTTGTTATGAAATCACATTCTCCTAATCATAAGGTATGGATTTCACGAATGGGAGAAACAGAAATTGGGGGTAGTAGACAAGTATCTAAACAACCTCATAGTGGTGTAATGTTCAAGAGTCATAACAACAGAACTTGGGCTCCATCATTAATGGAGGATGTTAAGTATGTTATGAGGAGAGCTAAATTTGATATTGGAACGCCTGGTGTGGTAGACCTTATTAATAGTGACGTTGAAGTGAAAGCATTACAAGATAATCCATTAACCTTTGAAAATGGTTCTACAACACTAAGGGTTAAACAACCAGATCACCATATGTATTCTACCGCAAATAATGTCACAATTAGTGGTGTAAAATCAAATGCAGTTACAACTTTGAATGGTGCTATATCCCCAGAATCAACATCATTCTTGTTGGCATCTAATTCAGATTTTGATGATACCACTGGTAAATTTGCATATGACGCTAGTAGTGATTGGTATATTAAAATTGACGATGAGATTTTAAAGTACAATACAATAACTACTGCTGGTGTATCTGGTGTAACTAGGGGTATGGATAATACAACAGCTGCATCTCACGCTGATGGGACAGAAGTAGAATTATACATGATACATAAAGTTCCTTTTACAAATATTAATAAAACTCATACTGCCCTTTCTAATATAACGATAGATTCGTATACTGTAACATTACTTGTTGCTCCAAGTATTAGTGGTGGAGTGACCACAGCTGAGAATGGTGGTAGTATGGTTACTGCATCACAGAACGCAATATATAATACTTGTCAACCAAATATTTCAACTCTTGCAGTAGATGGAACCGCTATTTCTGCTAAACTTCAACCAACTACTGGCACAAGTGCAAGTGGAACAGAAGTTTCCTTTACCAAAACTACTTTAAGTAACGCTTCAGTGATGACTCTGCAAGAAAATTTTGAGTTAGATGCTACACAAATGGTTTGTTCTCTTATAAATGAAACAAACGAATTGTCTGGTTCTAAATCACTTATAATGCCTCTTACTCTTACTAGTAACAATTCATATGTGTCTCCGATAATAGATGCACAGAGAATGTCTTTTGTTGCAGTTGCCAACAGAATTAATGCTATTGATGATTCAACAGATGTTTATCCAACATCAGATTTCGTTGCATCTACAGACCCAGAAGGTGATAATAACAGTGCAATTTATATGACTAAGAAAGTTACTTTGGAAAATCCTGCTACCGCATTGAGAGTATTCTTTGCTGGTTACAGACATACCTCTGCTACTATCCAAGTCATGTATAAGATATTAAGAACTGATGATGCATCTGACTTTGATGATTTAGGTTGGACTAATTTTAATTCTACAGGTGCTACTGATACTGTTACGAACCCATCATTAACATATGATGATTTACAACAATATAAATTTACTGCTGGAGTTAAAGATGATGGAACAGATTCCTCACTAGATGAATTTATATCCTTCTCAATTAAGATTGTGATGAAGGGAACTAATTCTTCTCAACCAATAAGAATAAAGGATTTAAGGTGCATAGCACTAGCTACATAAAATGACAGAAAGATTTTTAAACGTAGAAGAAAGACCAGATTTAATTAGGGATACTAGCTCTAATGCTATTATTAACCGAAATACCTCTGCTTATGATATGGCAAAAAAAAGGGCTCAAGAAGCTCAATCTCAGAGAGATGATATTCGTAATGCAACAAGAGAGATAAATAACATTAAGTCTGAGATGCATGAGATAAAAGGTCTATTGCAGAAATTAGTGAATTAGTGGAGTAGAATAGAATGGCCATTACAGCCTCGCAGATTACATCAGCAAACACTCTAGATGAATTCCGAAGGGAATTTAATAATTTAGTTTCTGATGTAGTAGATGTAAAGAATAATAATATATTTGGCGTGGGAATTAACTTTGAAGGTTCTTCTGCTGATGCATATGAGACTGCGTTAAATGTAGTTAACCCTACTGCCGATAGAACGGTTTTGATTCCTAACGAAGATGGCACTTTACTAACTACTGGTACATCTGTATTAGCTTCTACAATTTCAGTAGCAGACAACGAATCAACTAATGAGAATAACGCAATTCTCTTTGCAGCCGATGCGTCTTATACTGGTACTGTTTCCATAGAATCTGATGGAGACTTACACTATAATCCAAGTACTGGAACAGTCGCCGCAACTATATTCTCTGGTGCATTGTCTGGTAATGCAACTACTGCTACTGCACTCGCAACTGGTAGAACTATTGCATCCACAGGAGATGTGACATGGACTTCTGCATCCTTTGATGGTAGTGGTAATGTTACAGGAACAGCTGCGATTGGTAGTGGTGTTATTGTTAACGATGATGTTAACACAAGTGCCGCTATCGCAATGTCAAAGACTGCCCTTGTGGATGGAACTGGACTTACTCTTTCAACGAATACACTTAGTGTAGATGCCGCTCAAACTCAAATTACTTCTGTTGGCACTCTAACAGGATTGGTTATTGCCGACGATGGTAATATAGGTTCTGCATCTGATACGGATGCGATTTCAATATCTGCTCTTGGTGTAGTTGGTATATCTCAAGATTTAGTTATTACAGGAAACTTAACTGTTAATGGTGCAACGGTAACAAACTCAGCAGCCAATACAGTTATTGAAGATACTCTCATAGAATTAAATACTGGTGCAACTACTAACGCAAATGACATGGGTTTTGTCATGGAACGTGGTTCTACTGGTGACAATGCATTTATGGGTTGGGATGAAAGTGCTGACACATTTGTGATGGGAACAACTACTAACACAGGTGTTGATACTGGTAACTTAACTATAACTACTGGAACTCTTGTTGCTAATGTAGAAGGTAATCTTACAGGAACCATACAGACAGCTGCACAAACTAATGTTACTTCAGTTGGTGCTTTGGACGGGGGTTCAATCACATCTAACTTTGGAACTATAGATACTGGTTCGTCTACTATCACGACAACTGGGATTATTACTGGGGGAACCCTAACATCTACAGGAAGTATTATAGTTTCTGACGGTGGTAACATAGGTTCTGCAACTGATACAGATGCGATTGCAATTGCATCTTCTGGTGTAA